TCGGTGCCGGTGTAATAGAGTGAGAAATATTCCGCCGTGGCCGAGGTCATGTCGCTGACCGAGCCGAACAGCTCGACCAGGTCCATTGAGGCCGTGATCGTGAGATTGGTGGACCGGCCGAGCGTGGTCAGGGCGCCGGTAACCGCCTCGACGCTCGAGGCCACCCGGATCAGCGTCTCGAAATAGCCTTCGCCAACCTGCTGGAACTGGTCGAGCCCGGCAATGGCGTAGCGGGCCAGGTTGTCGGCTGCTGCGCCGAAGACCGCCGCCAGCTTCTCCTGGATCTGAGCACCGGTCAGCCCCTTGAGATCAATCTTGCCGATGTTGATGACGAAGCTGTCGAGCCGGGCCTGCACCTCGCCCAGCGACAGGCCCAGCGGCCCGGCGGCCGCCGAGATAGCGTCGTAAAAGCCTTCAAAGATCAGCGAGAACTGGCGTTCGAGCTCCGCGCTCGCTGCGGAATATTTGGTCGAGTAGCTGCTGCCGACGCTGATTCCGAAGACCTTCTTCGTCTTCTTGATGTCGGTGTAATAGCTGGCGTCGAACCCGCCCGAGAGGATACCGCCCAGCGACTGGGCACGGCCATAGATGCCTTGGCCTGTGATCGTGGTCTTGGTGCCGAACAGCGAACCGATCAGCTTGCCGATCGCGCCCACGACGCCGCCAAGAATGCCGCCGATCACCGGGATCTTGTCGAGAACCGAGCCGACCTTCTGGATGGCGCCGCCCAGCAGCGCGGTGACGCCGGTGGGCTTGAACCCAGTCTGCACGCTCGCAGCGAGATCCTCGGCGCCATTAGTGCGGATAATGAGATTGGTGAGCCCACCGATATTGGCCTCGATGGCTCGCAGCGAGGCCAGCATGGCGGCCGAATAGCGCATGGTCAGCGTGTCGACCTCGCGCAGGTGGTCGATGGCCCTGGCGATGCTCTCGGACTTGGCTTCCGCATCGCCGAACACCGTGCCGCTGCCATCGTTGGCGGGTTCGAGCTTCTGCCCGCCGCCAAAGGCACCGCCGATCGCGACGCCCAGCGAGGCGATGACCCCAGCTGTCACGGCACCGGCCGCGATGTTGAGCGGGAATGGCAGCGAGCGGATCGCGTTCACCACAGCCTCCACCGCCTTGATGCCGGTGGTGATGATCGAATTGCCCTGCTCGACACCGGCACGTGCCGTGTCGGACGCGGCCATAGCGGTATCGGAGGCGACCTTGGCGGTCGTCTGCGCGCCGATCAGCCCGATCTTCACCGCAGCATTCTTGATCGCGATCGCAAGCTCGAAGGCGCGGAACACCTTCTCGGCCGCCAGCATCGCCTTGTAGCCGTCGGAGCCTTCTTCGAAGAACCCCTTCGCGGCAGAGGCGAGATTGCCATAGTGGTTGATCTCGGCAGAAGCCTGCGCCGCACGCGCGTCCGCATACTGGAACGAGCTCTTGCCATATTCGCGCTCGGCGTCCGCCATCCGTTTGGCGGCCACAGCCTGGGCCGAGGCAAAGCGGGTAATCTCGACGGTGATGCCGCCGATCGCGCCGCCGACGGACCCGAAGGCATCGGCCATGCCGCTTGCGGCCTGCTGGGTTGCCGAGACCATGTCCTCCAGGCTCTGCAGGAACTGCTCCTGCTCCTTGACCTGAAAGTCGTGCTCGATGAGCGCGGTCCTGGCAGCACGGTATCGTTCCCAGGCAGCGGCCCCGCGCTCGAGCACGATCTGCTCTTTTTCGGCTTCGAGGTTCGCCAGTTCCTGCGCCTTGGTCGATTTGCCCAGCATCGCGACCTGCAGTTCGAGCGGGGCGACCGTCTGGCGCAGGAACTCCGAAGTGGCAAAGGCGCGCGTGGCCTGTTCCCACGCTTCGCCGGCTTCGAGAATGGCGATGCGGGCTGCGTCGGTCGGGGCCTTCAAAGCCGCCATGGCGACTTCCATCCGCTTGATCTCGATCGGGGTCTTGCCGATCTTCGCGGTTTCGAGAGCCAGATTGACGGCGAACTCCTGCGCTGCCTGCAAGGCGCGTTCGGCCTCGCTTTCCTCGCGGCTGTTGCGGCCAGACCCAGCGCGGCCCGCCCGGTCAGAGCGATCAGCCCGGATGCCGGCAGCATCGGCGGCCAGCCGTTCACGGGCAGCCTGCAGGCTGTTCTCGCGCCACTGGGCCGAGAAGGCATCCATCATGGTCATGGCGTCGCCGAAGGCCGAGGTGAACTCGTTGCGCACCGTCGCGCCCATGCGGGCGGTCGAACCGGCAAAGCTGTTCTCCATCCGCGGCAGGGCGACCGTCTCGATCTGGCTGATGGTTGCAAGACCCACCCGGTCGAGCACCGGGTTGACCCAGCTCGCCAGCCAGTTGAGCGCGGCAATCGCCTTGTTGGCGAGATACTCGATCCCGGTGATGGCGAGATTGGCGGCGCTAACGGCGGCCTCGCCGATCACACCGGGCAGCGCCTGCCAGACGGTGCGGATCGCGCTGAACCCGCCGACCCAACCAGCATAGATTACCGCGATGCTGATCTTGCCGACCTCGAGCACCTTCTCGAAGGCCCAGACCGCCCAGTCCTTGAGGCTGGAGAACACCGGGCCGAGATTGAGACCATCGCTGATCGTCCGCCACAGCCCGCGCATCACGTCGCCGGCGGTCACGCCGACCGGCCCCAGCTTCTCCATTTCCCTGGCGGTGAGGCCAAGGCTCTGGGCGTAGCGGTCGAGTTCGCCCGACTGTTTGACGCTGGACTGGAACAGCTTGAACGCACCGAAGGCGATCCCGGCCGCGGCCGCAGCTGCCAGCAGATAGGGATTGGTGAGCGCGGCGGCGGCCGCACTGGCGGCGAGGCCCAGCAGCGCCCGGGCCATGCCGCCGATGCCGACGCCGGCCTGCATCGCGATCTGCCCGATCTGCGAGCCCTGCTGCATGAACACCATCATCGGCTTCTGGCCCGAGGCGAGGCTCACCACCATGTCGTTGACCTGGTAGATCAGGTTCTGGACCTGGTGACCGGCAAGGCGCGCGGAGCCGCCCATGCGGTTCATGCCGCCGGTGCCGACCCGCTCCAGTGCCCTGTCCGCCCGCCCGGCGGTCGCCACGATGTCGTTCATCGTACCGCCGACGGCGCGCTTCATGTCGGCCATCTCCTTCTGGAGACGGGCGATGTTGGTGATCATCTCGATCTCGAGGGTGCCGGCTTTCATGGGGCATCCTCCTTCGGACGGATCAGGGAGCGGAAGGCCTGTGAGACCTTGCGGGAGACGGTGGCGCGGTTCTGCCCGTCGGCAATGTCGGTCCAAGGCGCCGGGCAATCGGGTTCACGGGCATTCTGGCTTTCAGTGACGAAATCGACCGAGAGACGGCGGAGCAGACGGGCGAGCCAGGGCGCCAGTTCCACCCCCATGCACGCCTGCCAGTGGGCGATCGTCGACCACGAGAGCGGCACCGGCCCCATGGCGCCGGGCTCGGATGCGCCGATGTCCATGAGAGTGTCGACGATCCACGGGGTACGGATCGCTGGCATGTCGGGGACGATGCCGTCCGCCGCCATGCGTTGCAGACGGGTCTGCGGGGCGGAATCTTCGGCTATCTTGCCGCCCGACTGACGAGACTTCGGCGCGGTGCCGAGCCAGGCCAGTTGCCGGACGTAAAGGCTCAGCTCGCGGTCGAGCTCGTCGTAAAATTTGCCCAGTCATTGATGTGCGCCGCGACCTGGGCCGCAATGAAGCCGATCGACGGGTCCTCATAGGCCTTCCGGAACAGGGCGGCGCCTTCCAGCCCTTCGGCCGGCGGATAGGTGAAATGGTTGAAGCTGACCGTGCAAGCGGCGAGGAACTCGGCCTGTTCGGCGAGCTTTTCCTCGGCCGTCTGGTCCATACGCCCACGCTTCTTGATCTTGTCGACCAGCAGGTTCTGCTGCCGGGCCTGGGCGCGCTGGTAGATCCGGGTGCCCGGGCCATAGACGGTGATCGAGAGCCGGTTGCCGTCCGTGTCATGGAGCGGCGCGTCATCGCCGCCCACCAGTTCCACGGTGGAGGTCTCGGTGGCGGCGAGCTTGGTAATGTCGAACATGGAAGCTATCCCTTGGCTGATGATGGGTGATGAAGAACGGGGGCCGGAGCCCACAGATGTTGGTTCGCCGGCAGACTGGCCTGCTGTTCACCGGGCTGCCCAGGTCGCCTGGCGGTTTCGGGACATTGCCTATGCGCATGTCGATCGGCCGAACCCGGCCGTTTTGGCCTCGGCCCGCGCCGATCTGCTCAGCGCGCTGGCGGCAACGGAGGCCTCGCCGCGATGCGCAGGTTGTCATTTCTGGGAAGCCGTGCCCGACGAGGATGGACACGAGCTCGGCCTATGCCGCCGGTATCCACCCTCATACCAAGGCTGGTCGATGACCGAGGGGGCGGCTTGGTGCGGGGAATACCGCCCTTGCTGATCGAATGGCGGCTATCAGAAGCCGTAGGCCGACAGTGCCTTCATGCGAGCTGTGCGTCGATATACTGCCGCACCACGTAGAGATCAGCGACATTGCCGGCAGTCATGCGCTCGATCGCAGGGCGGCCACCGAGGATGGCCGCTGTATTCGGCTTGCGCACCCATTCGTTGGCGGTTTTCGGCAGCAGGATCTGTAAACCCCTGTAGATGCCTATGACGTAGGAAATGCGTTCGAGCGCATCCTTGGGGATCGTCGCTACCGCACCGCGTTTCCACGACTGGAAGGTCGACCGGCTGTCGAGGCCAAGGATTCGCATCTGCTCCTTCTCCAGGAGGCCCCAGGCATCGGCAATCCTGAAGAAGGTTCGCAAAGCGGGACCCGTCAGGTCCTTCCGATCAATCAGCTTGGCAGTCGTTGTGGCTTGCATGACGCAGCCTCCTTGCGCCGCGCCACTATGCTCATTTCGTCTCGTGAACTCAACGAGGCGATGGGCAACTGCGAATCATTACGGTGCCAGTACCTCGACCACGCCGACGCCAGCGGAATTGGTGGTCAGCTCGAGCGTGACGCTGGCGGTGGTGATCTGGTCGACCGAGCCAACGTTGACCTTGAAGCTCATGACCTGCGCCTGAAAGTAGTACTTGTCGCCGATCTGGGTGGTGACGAGGAAGCTGTAATCAGCGTCCAGAAGCGATGCGGCCTTGAGCAGGATCTGGCCAGCATCGTCGGTATCGAGGCCAAGCTGGATGGTCATCGTGCCCTGGTTGAAGCTGCCCTTCTTCTTGACCACGCCGCGGCTGCCGACGGGATTGAAGGTGACAAGGTTATATTCCCGGCCAAACTCGCCGAGGTCGGACACTTCGCCAACCACGGTCATGACAAGTGCATTGTAGCCGGTGGCATCGAAGGTCGCAGGAATGGAGGCCGACACCTTCAACGTGGTGCCGGCGGAGGTCCGAACGGTCATGGCAGTGATTCCTTATGAAGGTGAGGCTCAGCAGACCTCGTTGAACGAGACCCGAAAATCCTGGGTCTGCATGTGAATGCCGGTGGCCTCGTCGAGAAAATCGGGGCCGCTGGAGTCAGTGTGGACGGTGACGTGCGTGATGCCGTCGATGACGGGTGTGCGGTCGGCAGCGGCCTGGCGAACGGCCCGAAGAACGGCCTTGGTCGCCGGATAGCTGGCGGCGAGCGCAGTCACCTGGACGCGCTCGGTAACCCGGCGCGACGTGCCCGGTTGCAGGATATTCCTGTCGGTGCTGCTGACCGCCATCAGCGAAATCGCCGGAAGCGTGGTCCCTTGTGGGATCGAACCGGCAATGATCCGGGACGCGGGCACAAGCGCCGTCACCCCGGTGTCCGCCACCAGGAGCGCGCGGACCGCGATGACTCCGTTCATTCGTCATCGACCTCGAGGGTCGGCGCCTTCAGGTTCCCGATCTGGACGCGGTGGGCGATGTAGGCGCCCATGGCGTTCACGGCTTCCTCTGCCTTCTGATCGAGCGCCGGACGCAGGAACGGCTTGGCCGCGTGCCCCGGGTGCATGACCATCGGGCCGACAAAATGCACGCCGATCTTCAGGCTGCCGCGCTTCACCATCTTGTTGATCGTGCCGATGCTGACCTTACGCGGGCCGCGACGGGTCTGGCGCAAGGGCTTGTCGGCCTCGGCGACTGAGATCAGGTGCGGTGCGACGCCATATTCGATGAACAGGCCGAGATAGGAGCCGGAACCGCGCAGCTTGACGTAGGAACTGAGCCGGGATCCCTCGGCGCGCGTGCCGATGCCGATCGCGTGCTTCAATTGCCCCGTCTTCACCGACACATTGGCCTTGGCCTGCTGCTGGATGACCTTGGCGCCTGCACGCAGACCGCCGCGGATGACATTACGTTCGATGTTTTTGGGCAATTCATCGAGCAGACGCAGCAGTTCGGGGCCGCCCTTGAGCCTTATCGTCATGGCGCGACTCCCTCGCTGCTGTGCTGCTCGACAATGAGTTCGATGCCTTCCCGACGGCCCAGTTCGGCCGGACCGGAGACGATCTGCAGGACGCGCGTCCCGATGATCACCCGCATGTTCGGGGTGATCCCGGCGAGATGGCGCATGCGGATCCGTGATGGTCGGTTGGCGATCACGATGCTGTCGGCCAGGCGCTCGGCCCGGCTCGGCAATATGTCCTGCACTTCGGCCCAGACAGTGGCGAACTCGGTCCAGACGACCTGTTCGGTGCCGTAAGCGGCATCATGGGTGATGGATTTGCGCTCGATCCGGATCCGGGTGTCGAGCTTCGATGCTAGACCCATCGGGCAGCCAGCTGGCTGACGAGGGTGTCGAACGCCAGGCAGGCGGAACCCTCGCGGTTATCGAACATCGAGGCGGTTTTGACGAGAATGGCGCCCCGAGCGATCGCGAGATCGGGGTCATTGGCGGCCAATCCGGCCGACAGGATCACCCGAATCAGGCCATCTGCCCCCAATTGCGGCCAGGACTTGCCCAATGCCGGGCGGATGCGCATGAATCCATGGCGCGTGCGAGCGATATAGTCGGTATCCGGCAAGGTGGCGGTGACACCATTGGCCGCAGTATAGCGGATCTCCGCCACCACGCAGGGTCGGATCGGCACGGTGATCTCGTGGTCCCAGTAATCCAGTTGCAGTTCGAGGGTCTGTTGGCAGAGCCTGAGGCCCGTCTGCCTTTCGAGCTCGGCCTGCACGGCATCGAGCTGGGCACCCAGCAGGAGATCCTCGTCATGGGCATCGAGGCGCAGTTGCTGGCGCGCTTCCTCGATCGTCACGGCGCGATCCTGTGGAGGGTCGATCGTGACGATCCCGGACATCAGTCTGCCTTGGTGCGATGGGCGGAGCCAGACTTGCGCGTGACGACAGGTGCGGGCTCGTCGTTTGCCACCTCGGCGGCCAGACCGCGTTCGATGAGCTGCCTGCCAAAATGGTCGTCGATCTCGAATGTCTGGCCAACCAGCAGGTTGCTGGAGCTGACCGAGCTGATGTGCAGGGTATCAAGGGCTTTGAGGATCATGGATCATCCCTTCAGGTAGAAGACAGGGGCCGGAATGGACCGGCCCCTCTCATCATCAGGCAGCCGTTGCCGCGGTCGCGGCCGCAGCGAAGTCGCCCTTCACGAAAGCCTCGGGGCGATAGACCGCGAGCGCGAGACGCTCTTCGGCGAGCACCGTCACGAGGTTCTTGCGGAAGTTCTGGTCATCCTCGGTCGAAATCTCGACCATGGCGTCCATGCGATCGAAGATCTGTGCGCCCAGCTGGAAGGCCCCGGTCAAGAACTTGGCCGGAGCCATCGCCTGCGTGGGCACGACCGGCTGCCCCCAGAGCGTCGGCGACAGGTTGCCCTGCGGATTGCCGATGATGAACTGGCCGGTGGTGTCCTTGAGCAGTTCGATCGCCGCCCAGTCGGACGGGTGCAGCACCACGCCGGTCGACATCAGTTCCGAAAGCGCGGTCTGCAGCATGGCAATGCGCAGGACATCGATCCGGGTAACCGGTGCCGGGATGGTGATCGGCGGCGCAAATGCGGTCGCCTGCGTGTACACGCCGTGCAGGTCGGTGCCCGTGCCGCCACCGTTCAGCAGCTGGTTTTCCTCGACCAGCGCCAGGCCATAGGTCAGGCGACCGTCGATGTAGGACTGCAGCATCGGCACGTCGTCGAGGATCTGGCGGGTGGCCAGGACCCAGTGGGCGATCGTGGTGACGCTGCTGGTCACGACATCGAACTTGATGTCCGACTGCGGCTTGGCGGCGCCGGCGGTTTCCGAGACGGTCGCGGCGGCATTGGTGAAGCCGGTCTCCTTGACGTACTGGACCGCGTTGCTGTTGGTGCGACCGGGCGTAAGCAGGTCACGCACCGTGAGACGGCGCTGGCCCGGCGTGACGATCCCCGGTTGGCGGTCCGGAACGATCAGGTCACCGGCCGAGCCGTTGGCATCGGTGGTGAGTGCGGAAATGATCGCCTTCACCTCGACACTGGCGCGGCCGCGAGCGGTCTTGCTGTTCAGGAACGGCTTGATGCTCTCGGACGTCACGACGCGTTCGCCGATGGTCCGGTGGTCGGAACGATCATCGTCCTGCTTCCTGCGGGCGAGCTTCTGCTCGACCTCGTCGAGGCGGGCCTTGGCTTCATTGAGCGCGGTCAGCGCCTCGTCCGCCAGCTGCTTGGTCGCGGCCGAGAGCTCTTCGCCCTTGGCGGCCTTGCCCAGCGCCTCTTCGGCAATGGCTTTCACCTGGTCGTGGCGCGTGTCGAACGCGGCTTTCACTTCGCCGGCAAGCTGCTCGGCGCTCTTGGTATCAGTCATGGATTGCTCCGTGCGAGTGAGGTTCAGCCGCGGATTTGCGCGGCGAGTGCCGACAGGAAGTCGGTGGGGATCTCACTGCCGGACTCACTCCGGAGCAGTGATTTGAGGCCCTTGCCCGCGATCGCGGTGGCCTGGCTTTTCGAGAACCCGGCCTCGCGCAGGAAATTCTCAAAATCGGGAAGAGAGGGCAGGATGTGCCCGTCGGTCACGGTCTTGACCGCGGTCACCTTCGCCTCGATGTTCATCGGCATGGTGACGAGACTGATCTCGCGGAGCT